GAAGCAAGTTCCAATGCCGCACCCATAGGATCGGGTGGTTTCTGGAACAATCTCTGTGCTGCAAATATAGCAGAGATACCAAGACCAATACCAAATGGAAGTTTTTTACCTACAGTTTTAAGTCCTGCCTTTGCCGCTCCCTTGGCACCAAGTTTTATACCAAGTGTCTTTGTGCCTTGCTTTGCATAATTAGTCAGAGCAGTTCTCGCTGCTGCCCTAGGTCTCAGCATTGCCCTAGCAGCAGGTCCCACTCTCCTGCCAAGTTGTCTACTTAATAGTCTACCCCTTGCTCGCAATCTTCTGGGTACTATTCTCTGTAAAGCAGTTTTTGCTCTTCTAAGTAGCAAATCTTTGATAAAGTTTGCAATGAAATTTCCAGGTCTGTTCAAAAGGTTCTTCAGATACCCCTTTGTACCAGATCCACCGCCACCACCAGTAGCTCTAGCAGTTTCAGCGTCGTCAGCAAGTTTTTTGTCTAATGCTAGTTTTTCTTGAAATACTCCAAGCAGCGCATCGAGTTTATTGATCAACATTTCATTGTGATCAATAATCAAACTAGTATTATGCGCTGTTAACGCTTTTATCTCATTAATCTGCTCAAGACTTTTCTCTGCGCTTGCCTCCATTTGCATCAATTTAAGATCGATGCCCACACCAAATACTTTAGCAACATATTGGCGATTTGCCTTATCTGTTACTTTTGTTGCTTTTGGGTCAACTGCACGCTCTGCCTCTTTGACAGATTCCTTTAATTTATCCTGTTCTTCGTCTGCCTTGTCTCTATTTTTCTCGATTCTTTTTTTGACAGCAGAATATAACTTACTCGCAATCGTAGTAGTAAGGTCTCCACTATATGTGTTTGAATAACCCGCCATTATTGCTGCTGTTGATTGCGTTGCTTGACTTCTTCAAGATACTGCATTAGGAACGCAACATAAACTTCACGCTCCCAAGGCATCCAATTTTCTATTTCACTCAAGCTATATTTATGGTACTGCATCAACGCAAAATTAACCCTGTAATACCCCTCCAGACTGTTCTGGAAGAGTGCTACGCGAAAAAACTCTGGAGACCCTCCATGGTGTACTCTGATTCTACACCAGTTTTGGGATTTGTGACCTTAAAGGTATGTCTCAGTTTTGGCGCTGTTTCGTAAAATTGCTGAATTGCCTCAAATTGCTTTGTAGTCAAACTATCGACAAATTCGCGGAATTCTTTATTAGAAGTAGTTGTAGTATCGTAAACATCTTCACCTTGGTAAATCTGCTCGATGCTTTCTGCAATCAACTCAAAAACTTCTTCGGTATTGAGATCTTTCTGCAAAAAGTCCAAATCAATGAATCTTTGCATACTAGGATATGTCATGACAACGCCAAAAGTGTCGTCAAACTCAATTTTGGTAGAATGACCTTCTGGTTTGAATACCTGAATATCACCGATGGAAACCTTAACATCAACCTTGGTTTCATTGTCATCTTGACAAGTAACAGTCAAACTAAGACTTTCACCAATCGATGCGCCACGAATATTCAGAAATAGGTACTCTAGATCAAAAATGGGCAATTGATCTACTTTAATTCTGCTCAAAACGCAGTTTTTGATCAAATCCTTCACTGCCTGACGAATCTGCTTTTCATCCTCAGATTCCAATGCCAATAAAAGGACTTTTTCCTCTTTTACCAAAAATGGGCGATATTTTACAGTTTTACCCGTAGATGGCAATTCAAGTTCGTATGTTGGATAACCAACCTTTGGCAAAGCCATAATAATAACCTCAGATCGTATATTTATTTAGAACGACTTTTTGAATCCAATTTTTGCGGAAAAAATTTTCCCAGTTTTGCGGAATCGAAAAATCAATTTTGCTGTGCAGTGAAAATATTGTGTTTCTTATAGTGTAAGTTAACTGTCACTTTTGTCAACTGAGATCCACCATAAGCAAGTGGTACAGAGTCAATACTATATGGATATGCATCTAATAAATTGAATCCAATAGATGGTCTGTCTGCATTGGCCCCAGTCTCAGTCTTAATAATTCTCACTTTACCAGTATAGTCATCAGGATAATTTAGTCTAACCTCTTGATTGGTAGATTCTGTAGCACCCTGCTCGAAATTAGAAAGGGATCCATTCACTGGATATAGATTGTATGGAACTCCACCAAAAACATAATCATGCCACGCAGAAAAGAATTTTAGTGGTGTCATGTTTGCATCACATAAAAATCCCAATGTCACATCCGAATAGATTCTAGTATGTGCATACTGAAATGGTCCTTCACCAAGATATCTTCCAGTCATTAGTCCAGTTTGTGCCTGCACATTTGGAAGCTGCGCCTCATCACAAAAAAGTTCAATCCACCTTTTATCATAATTCCAATCTTTATACCAGGGTAGAGCACCGTTTTGATCAAGAGATGGTTGAATATAGATGCGATAAGAAGTGGAAAGAGACATTCCGCCTCTCGACGATATTCTCTCCACTATTTGCTTGATGGTTGCCACTCTAAATATAACTGTGGGATCTTATATATTTATGGCATATTCTGGACTGTATAAACCAGTCAACCCTGGGAAGTACCGTGGCAATCCTACTAAGATCATCTATAGATCGCTATGGGAACGAAAGTTCATGGTGTTTTGTGACAATACTCCATCTATATTAGAGTGGGGTAGTGAAGAAGTCATTATACCATACCGCTCTCCTCTAGATGGTAGAGCGCACAGATACTATCCAGACTTTTACATTAAAGTTCGTGAAAAATCTGGACTGATTTCAAAGTACATAGTTGAGATTAAACCAAAGAAACAAACAACACCGCCTAATGCAAAAAACAAAAAGACTGCTGCCTACAAGAGGGATGCCCTGACGTTCGCTAAGAACCGTGCTAAATGGGACGCTGCTCAGGACTACTGTGAAGATAGGCAGATGAAATTTTTAATTCTGACCGAAGATCACCTAGGAGTCTAACAATGGCACAAGGATTTGCGGAAATCCAACGCAACGACCTAAAAAACACTGATGGATACCAAACTATATTTGAAAAAGTCACCGATGCTACGGGTGGCGAAAAACAAACACTAACATGGTATAAAAACGAAGTAAGAAGACAAATATCTAGATTCGCAAAAGACAAGTCAAAATATCTCAGAGATGAGCGTCGTGATCGTCTTGGTTCTACGGATGAGCAAGACGGCAATGTACTTAGACGATATGCAGTTGCTGGTCACATGTACATGTTTGAGTACAAGGCAACATCTAGACTACCATACTATGATAAGTTTCCTTTAGTATATGTAATCAAAGCAACTCCAACTGAATTCTGGGGATGCAACTTTCATTACATGACACCTAAAAAGAGAATCATGGCAGTGAGATCATTGATGCGTGGAAAGATTGACTTTCCTAAGATTTGCCTCCATAAATATTTGAAAAACAACATCGGAGGTGGTTACATTCTAGACTTACACGCAAACGAATGGGACACTTCAATACTCCTACCTGTTGAAGACTTTGTTGTTCAGGTGAAGGGCGGTCATCAATTTGATTATGAGAAAGAATTAGTTTGGCAGGAGACAAACGAAAAATTCTATGACAAATTGAAAGCTCAAAGAATCATCAGAGGATATAGCACCAAAGAATCAAGGGAAATGGTAAAGTAAATGGCAAAACCACCATACAGAAGAGCAGACTGGTACATAGGAAAAGACGGTAGGTATTACATTTGGAACGAAGGTAGCAAAACTTTCAAAGGACCATCTAACGATCCTGGTGTATTTAATCCCCTTACTGACGAAAAAGGAAGACAGGTGATACCAAGGTCAACCGATCCACAAGCACCAGTGTATGGTCCTCCAGTTCCTGCTTCGATTTTAAATCAAATTGGAAAATACAAATTCAGTGCCAGACCTGTCCCAGGCAAAGATAAGTCTCTAAGATATCCCAATCTAATTAGAGATAAAAATACTGATTATGTAATGTTCAGGTTCGGACAGTATCAACCACCATTTTCTAAGCCTAGTGATAAGAATGACGGGATAACCAAATTTAACAAGTACACTGAATATAATAGAACCACACAATCATTAACTGAAGTTCCTGGTGTAAGTCCGATCATCCTGTATATGCCTCAGGATATACAATCCGAGACAAAAGGTAACTGGCAAGGTAAATCTTTCAGTAACCTAGGTAAAACAGCATTACAAGTGACTGGTGGTAATGTATCTGGTCTGAACAACTATGATCTTGGACAAGGCATGAACAATGCTATTAAAGCATTAATTACTGGTGCTATCAACCAAGTTCCTGGTGTTGGTGGAAACTTAACATTAAATGACACATTACAGAGTCAACAGGGTGTCATGTTAAATCCTAATGTTGAGGTTTTGTTTGATTCTCCTGAACTGAGAGAGTTTACTCTCAAATTTAAAATGATTCCGCAAAATGGACCCGAAGCAGTTACTATCAAACAAATTTGCAATACATTCAGAAAAGCATCTCTACCATTCTTTGAAAGAAATCCATCTAAAGACCAAAAAGCTAAAGAATTAGCAGGTGGTAATGTCATTGGCGTTCCATTAGTTGTAGAAGTTTCTTTCATGAAAGGATCTGGTCTGCATGAATGGTTGCCACAGTACAAACAATGCGTCATTCAGTCTGTCAAAGTAAATTACACTCCTGATGGTGCGTATGCTACATATCAAGATGGATCACCTGTTGCAACAGAACTAATCGTGTCATTCTTAGAGACAAAACTAGTCTTTGCAGAAGAAATTCAAAACGCTGGATCAGGAGCAACATTATAATGTACTTCAATCAAATTTCAGACTTACAATATCCAGTAAGACCTATCGGGTTTCCATTCTCGGAATCCGATTATGTGGTAGCAAAGAATTTCTTCAGAAGATTTCAAGTCAATCCAGACATCTTTGATTATGCTGTCTACTTTAAAAAAGTTACAGTAGAATCCAATACGCGCATCGAACAATTAGCACAAGATTATTATGGAGATGTAATTTATGACTGGGTTGTTGTATTGACAAACAATATGATTGATCCAAGGTTTGCTCTGCCATACGACAACGAAACTCTCCAGAAATTTGTTGAGTCTAAGTATGGAGATGATGCATACTCGGGCATCCACCACTACGAAACTATACCATTTACTATCGGTGGTCGTACCCTAGAAGCAGGTGTGCATGTGGATCAGAACTACTACCAAACCAACCATGTCTTCAATAGTTCTGGTTCGATGGTCACAGTAGCAGGCAACCTACTGTCAATACCAGTGACTAACTATGAGTATGAAGTACAGAAGAATGAAGAGCGTAGAGAAGTTTTTGTTCTGCGTGGTCCCTATGTAGAGGCATTCGTTGAAAGCTTTAGAGAACAAAATACCTACAAAGAATCCACAAACTTTATCTCATCCAGACTAAAGAAAGCAGGATAATCTACGCGACTTTTTAGACAAAAAAATTGGGGAAAAATTTTTTCCCCAATTACAGAATTCAGTATTCAATTTTCTTACACTTATCAGGGTTCTTCTTCAAGAACTTATGAACATAACTATCTGTGTCAACATCCATAGTATAGTGTGCGTGTAAGTGCATCCCCTGAATGATAACCAGGAACCCAACAATCAGGAGATTGAATTGGGTTACTGGGTGAAGGAAAACCTTCAGAAACTTCATCACTCTTCAGCAAGACGAGCGAAGTAAGACAGAGCATCGTCATCCTCAACGACTGCCTCCTGCTTGACAGGAGACGGAGCACTCATCTGCTCACGGAAAGCAGATGGAGCAGAGGTGATGTCAGCATCGTTGAAACCACCAGTCGCTGCGACTGGTTCGTACTCTTCATCATCCACAGAGGGACGAGTAGCAGGACGCTGCCCGATGCCCAGCACAAGGTTGAGGCGTGCCTCAAGTTCCTCGTAGGACTTGAACTGATCCTTAGCAGTGAACGCCTCTAGCGAGTTTTCTTGCTTCCAGATCGATTCAAGTTCAGTATCATCTGCAGACAGAGCACTAACACTATCAAACTCAGAGCTATCATAGTTCCAATAACCTGCGACCTTCTTGATCTTCAGTTTGAAGTTAGCACCTTCCCAAAGATCAAAGACATTGACAGGAGTCTCGTCTTGGAACTCAGGTTGCATGGCAGCAATGATCTTATCATGGATCTTCTTACCATACTTGTACAGGAAGACCTTACCTTCGTTCTCAGGATGCTTGGGATCCTTCACGACATAGATGTTGCTGTAGTATTGAAGCTTACGCTTCTGCTTACGAGCAGTCTCTTTGTCTTCATCACTACCGCTGTTCCAGAGACGGCGGTTTACTTCACCAACAGGATCTTTGACCTGACCAAGCGTGGTCAAAGAGTTTTCGATGTACCAACCACCAGGACCTTGGAAGGCGTGGGAGTACAGTTTTGCCCAGGGGATAGTCTCACCTTCAGGGGCGGGGAGGAAACGGATAACTGCGTACCCGTTGCCAGAAGCGTCAACCTCTGGTTTCCAGAAACGATCATCAGTATTCTTACCACTGGATGACTTTTCAAGTTCCTTCTGGAGGAAGTCGAAATTGTTCTGGGATTTACGCTTAAGATCTGCAAAAGACATTGGATTACCTCGGATTAGTTTGGATTTGGTTTGGTGTGACTCCCTATCACTCAGACATTATAACAGGCGAAAGGTCGGGGGTCAATCCCCTTCGCCCATGAGTTGTTGTTTGAACCCTTCGAGTTTGGATTCCAGGTCGGAGAACATGTCCAGGACAGACATGCTTGAGTCGCCACCGAGCAGGATAACTGCCTGCTTCATGTTCTCACAGATAGACTGTGCTTCTTCATCATCACTGAGATTCACACGCATGTAGAAGAGTTTTTGTTTCTCAATCAGTTTAGCAAGCGCATCAAAATACTCTAGTTTCTGTTCCTTATTCAACAATGCCATGTTCATGGCACACTTAAAGCAATACTCCTGAAGAGCTGTCATCTCCTGAAGATCACCACGAACTAATTCAGACTGGAAAAAACTACCCATCATACCAACATCAATTTTGCTCTAGAAGTTTTCTTCATGTAATTAAGTTTCTGTGCTTCATATTTAATCTTTTCCTTCAACGGTTTAGACAACAGTTTTGGTACGGATTCTACTTCAATCTCATTCACTTCACAGAAATGTAGGACCGCATCAATGTAATTCATATCTACATTGTGGATAGCAATCTTCTCAACTTCCTGCGAAAATTTTGCAGGTGTCATAAATTTATCCTCTAATAGTTGTGACTTGTCCATGCTTGTTCTTATACTCGTCGATGTACTCTATTAACCGCAACAAATATTCTTTCTTAGGAGGGACAACAACAACTTGCGTCTCTCCATTTTCACAAGCAACGATAGTAACAAGTTGCTTTACTGTTACGCTATACAATTCCTGTAGGCAGCAGGCATACGCGGTCTCCTGTACAAAATAGTCGTACAGATACGCGATCTTCTTTGGTTCTGCAGCAGTCTTAAAGTCAATGATGGACGGAACTCCATCAAATTCTGCGATGCAATCAACCCTACCAGCTACTTCTAGATGGTCAGAGTATAGTGCTGCCTCTTGTAGTTGTATATTATTTATGCGGTCTAGAACATCCTTAGAATGCTGAAACATGAGCACAGGAAGCGGAAACTCCCTGTACTTTTTCAAGTCCAATTCATTATTCAAATAGTCTTCAGTTATGCTGTGGTATTTGGTTCCGCGACCTGCAGATCGTGCAGAAATGTTTGCCGCTTTCTCCTTACCAACACGAGCTCGCCATCGAGCAAGACCTGCTTGCTTCTTTGCGTTATTGCTAATCACGGTGGTGATCGACGGATAACGGTTGCCAGAAGGTGTAAGGTAAACACGCTTACCCTCCACCATCTCTGCATTCATTTCAACTGGTGTCAGATCACCAACATGATTAAAAATATTCATCAAAAACCGAGCGACATTTTACTAATAAGGTAAGACTTAACAAGTCCAGAACGAACGATGTCATTGACACCGAACTCAATCATAGAAAACTCTTCCATGTTCTGTAAGATGCGTTGGAAATCTAGGATACCATTACGCTCATTAGTCTTCTGTAGGTCAGACTGATTAACATCACCACAGAAACAGATCTTACTGTCCTGTCCGATGCGTGTCATGATCGAGTCAAGTTCATGGAAGTTCAGGTTCTGGCACTCATCAACAATGATGATTGCATTATCAAGAGTGGTTCCACGAAGAAAAGATGTAGACCAGAATGATACTGTCTCCTGATGCTTGAGATTCTCATAGAGCATCTCAAAACTATTGTCATCAGGCATCTCAAACATGTGCTTCACCATATTCTTATAGGGAATCTGGTAGAGCGATGCTTTATCTTCATGTGTACCAGGGAGGAAACCAATCTCTCTGGTAGCAACTAGCGAACGAACAATGTACAGTTTTTCATATGCACTATTCTCATCCAGGATATCCTGAAGTGCAAGATACAATGCAATGAATGTCTTGCCCGTGCCTGCTGCACCATAAGCAAAAATGTTTTTGCCCTCGCCCCAGTCAGCAAAGAATGATTCTTGCGTTTCTGTTAAGGGTGTAATGCCAAGAAGGTAAGACTCATTGATTGGTTTCTTACGCTTCATTTGTTTCCGAGACATCCCAGGTGGGACGGGTCCTTTGTTTCCTCTACCTCTAGCCATAATTTACCACTGATAACTGTCTTTATGTTTGCTGGACATCCCGTATCCAGGTGCCTCTTTTACTTTCGACATCACATCCTTCCAACCAGGATGTGTCTTGGACATTTTATCACGCCAGTCACCAGTTTCACCAGCACCAGCGCAACCTTTAGACCAGTCTTTATCCCAGTCAGGATTCTCTTCCTTCCATGCCATGTAATTTTTCATGGACATGTGAAGTTCTTTCTCCTCACCTGTCTTTAAATTTTTAACTGGATAGGTCGGCATCTTCTTTCTCCTTTTTATTGAATCCAAATGGACCTGCTAGTTTTTCTTCAAGTGCTGCCTTGAGTGCAACACCACCAATCGCTTCCATAACTTTAAGGACTTGCTCGGGTTTGGCATCCTCCCCAAGTTCTTTAGCGATGTACCAATACTTAGGCCAGAAAGTTTCGCCTGCTCTTTTGTAGTCATCTAGTGTCAATAATTTCATAGCCATTCAAGTGCCTCAGATACGATAGG